CGACATCAGCGAGAACGGAGGCAGTTACACCGTGATCGGCTACGTCGACTCGGAGAACTCGTTTGGCGCCTCGCTGCGGTCCAACTTCACCTGCCAGCTGCGTGAAACCGGGGACAACAACCTAGAGCTCGTCGACCTCAACGTCAGCTGAGTCCTCGAGCTCCAGCCCGTGGTCGATCGGAGGCGTCATGCCTTCACGGAACCGGGCACTGAGCTGCGTCGCCTGCTGCGTCGCTGGGTGCTTGTTCTTCCACCCGTCCGACTCGCGGAACTGAGCTAGTCGCCACGTGGCGTTGCACTGCTCTTCGTGAGGCTCGAACGCGAGCTGATAGTCGGGATCGCGACAGACCGACTTGAGCATCCCGCAGGATGGGCAGGTAGCCCGCTCTTCCTCGGCAAGGGCAATGATCCAGTCGCGGTCTTCCTGGGTCCACAGCGACTCACCCTCACGCGGCTGGGGGCGCCCCTGAAAGATCGACAGGGGAACCCCCAGCAGACGCGACTGCTCTACTTCGAGCCGTTCGCGTGCATTACCTCGGAGGCGCGCGCGGAGAAAGGGACTGAGCCGTCCCCGTTGGTGGCAAGCCACGCGGTCGAAACGAGCTTGTCCCACTGCCCCTGAGCGAGGGCATCACACAGCCGACCAGCCTCGTCCTCCGTCATGGCCGGCTCCTGCGAGGCGGCGGCCACGAACGGCACGCTGCCAGCCTCCACGTCCCAGGTGGTGCCCTGCCCCTTCTTGGGCGGGAAACGCTTGACGAGGTTGTTCAGGGCGTTCTTGCTGATGCCCTTGAATTGGAACACCTCCGACGCCTCACGCATCTCGGCCTCGAGCTCCTGCATCCGGGCCGCGATCTCCACAGCCTCAGGGGTCTGTGTCATGCGGACCTGCTGCCGGTTCGCGGCGTCCAGCTTCTCCCGCAGCTCGTCGTACTCAGCGAGCGACGAGGAGTCCAGGACGATCGTGACCGACCGGACGGGCACCTTCACCCGCCCGATCAGGTCCTCGACGCTCAGGCCCATCAGGCGACGGTCGCGGGGTTGCTCAGCGACCGCGGCTCGAGGGTGACCATCATCGGCACCTCGACAGCCTGCAGGGTGTTCGGGGCGGGGGAGTCGGGGTTGAGCTCACCGACCTGCACCGGGTACACCTCGACCTTGTCGGCCACGGTCCAGGCGACGGTGGACAGCTTGTCGCGGCGGACCACGAGGAACCCGTTGGCGCCGTAGATCAGGGCTGCGGCGATCGCGGTCTGGGTGGTGCTGGTGCCGCGGATGTACTTGACGGTGATCCCGGTGAACGAGCGCCGGCCGACGATGGCGGTGGTGAACGTGGAGTTCATCCGCGAGTTGTCGATGCTGGCCGTGTCCGAGGGGGTCGATAGGCCGTCGGGCAGGAGGTCCTGCTCGAGGGGGGTGCCGGCGGTCAGCTGGGCGACGGTGGGGGCGGCAATGCTGGTGATGGTCGGCACGAAGCTGACCTTCAGCATTCCCTCGAAAGAAAGATCGGGCATGGGTCAGCTCTCCTTGGGCGGCGCGACGGTGGTGGTCTGGTGGGCCTTCTTGCGGCCGGCGGCGTCGAGCTCGACCCAGCCGGAGTTGGTGAAGTAGGGGACAGCGCCCTTGGGCACGTCCTTCTCAGCTCCGAACTCGTTGCGGATGGTCACGTCGGTGTCGGGCTCGTCGGCCACGGCATCTCCTTCAGGGCATGGCTGCGGACCCAAAGACCGGCGGTCATTGGGGGCTTTGTCGGGTTTAGCGGGCTTTGTTAGAGGCGATAAAGCTCAGGCAGGTGTGGAGCGGAACCGGTACTCGTCGGCGTAGACGTACGCGGGTGGGTCCGTCTCGTCCTCGCGGTCCAGCGGCACGGCTGTCAGCTGCTCCACAGACCAGACCTGGCGCCCGTCGGCCGTGGAGTGCAGCTGCGCGAGACAGGCCGTCCTGACGCGCTTGGTGGCGAAAGCGGCCGACTCAGGCGTCAAGCCGTAGTGGCGGAACGTGATGGTGAGGTCTTCACCGTCGTTCCACTTCATCGTCGCCGAGTAGACGGTGCCGGCATCAGGCCAAGCCACAACCCACGGCTTCGTACCGACGCGGGTGGGCTGACGTCCATACTCCATTGGCACCGAAGCGACGACTGCAGTCTTCAAGTTCTCGAGCAGGCTCACAGCGCAATCCCCGGCAGCTTCGATAGCGCCGACTCGAACCGCGGCTCCTCAGCGTCCAGGGCCCGGCCGAGGTCACGGTGAGGCGGGGACTTGTCTCCACCGCCACCGAACTCCAGCAGGTTGCCCAGCGCCCCGCCGTTCAGGTCCTTGTCGTAGCCAATTTCAGACTCGATTGCGTACGCAGAGACCGTCGGATTGCTGTACGTGATTGCGTACTGGGCGTGCGCGTTCTGCACCGGGGCCGACTTCTGCACGTTCGCCCGGGCATCACGCTTGATGTTGTTGGCGCCCACCGCGACCACAGTCGCAGCGCCCGCCACAGCCTCAGCAGCAGCCTTCAACATCGCGGCGGCCAACGTCTGCGGGGTGTCCACTACTGGACCTCCTCACACGACAGCCGGCGCGCACTGATGTGCTCACCGCGGTCCACCTTGCGAACCTCCACCAGCATGTTCACCAGCGCAGGGTCAGGGCTGCCGGTGATCGTCACCCGATGACCCTCGAGCACACCACTCACCGAGAACGGGACCGTCACCAGATAGTCGAAGCTCGCCAGCTCAGCGCCACCAGACTCAACGTCCTGCGACTGAGTGCCAGCCGGGCGGACACGGCACTTGCCCTCGTAGACCAGCGTGCCGGCCGGGGTCGTGACCTCGCCGGTTTCGTTGTCCGTCGTGTTGTCGCCGTCGCCCTTGGCGTTGATACGGCAGGTCGAGGACATCAGCGACTCGGCCAGTCGCCGGCCACGCTCGGCCGCAGCAGCCGCGGTCACAGGTTCTCGTACAGCGGCAGGTTCATGGTCAGCACAGCCCCACACGAGCAGTACAGGGCGCCAAAGTTCAGCGAGCAGATGTCGGCGTGAAACGACTGCTGCACACCGACCGTGTCGACAGCGAACGCACCGCCCTCACCGTCAGCCCGGCACAAGTCCTGCAGCTGCGTGATCTCAGACGGCCAGAACATGCCCCGACGCGGCTGACGTGTGTCGACAGTGCCCGAGTAGTCATCGACCGACTCCTGGGTCATAGCCCCAGAGCCGGCCTCATTCCACCGCAGCACCGCACCACGCAGAATCGCCTTAGCCGCCGCGGCATAGGCAAAGTCTGAACCGGTAATGCAGGGGGCGACCAGCTCGGCCAACGCAATCGCGTCGTCGATCATGTCCTGCGCCTTAGCCTCATCGATCTGGGCGAAGTTCGCCAGATCGGCCGGCGTCAACGACACAGCAGCCACGTGGTCACCCCCTGCTCACTCACTCGGACTTGCGGGGCCGGCCAGGACCGCGCTTCGGCTTCTCCTCGGACGTGTCGTCCGCGGGGCCGAAGGGATGCGATCCGTACCGGTCGTCCTTGCTGTCATCCACCGAGAACACGACACCTGTTTCGGTGTTCATGTGACGACCCATCAGACGTTCGCAGTCTTGTCCTGGACCACAGAGAAACCGTCCAGGTCCATGACGCCCCAGCCGTAGACAACCTCGAGGCGCAGCGCGATCTGGTTCTTGCGCTTGAGGTCACCCTGGCCGTCCGGGTCACCGAAGCGGATGAGCTCGACGGGGATCCGACGCTGAACACCCCAGCGCAGCAGGTCCCACTGGCCCATGATCGCCTTGATGTTGGTGTTGGTGGCCTCCGGAGTGGCCGACACCGTGGACGTCGAGAAAGCCGACAGGCCCTCGAAGGCGGTGATGTTGGAGCCGAAACCGAACTCCGGGTACTTCTTGCGACCGTCGGCGTACCGGGAGGTGGCGATCGTCCACGCGTAGGTGGGGTCGAAGGCGATCCCGGTGGGGACGTAGCCGTCGGCGATGACCAGGCCAGCGGCCTGCTCGAGCACGAGGTCCGGGGTGGTGAGGGTGCCGGTGGTGAGCTCCACCGTGTTGGTGGTGGTCGCCAGCCGGTCGCCGGCAACGATCGAGGAGACCGCGGTACCGGTCAGCGGGTTGATGCCGTGGAACACACCCAGGTCCAGGGCGCGGGCCAGAGCGAGACCGCCCTCATCGGCGAGGGTCGACAGGATCCCCAGCTGGTAGTCCTCGTCGGCCCACTGGACCTCCTCGTTGAACCGCTGCGTCACCTGCACCTTGTGGGGGGTGACGACCTTGGTGCCGAACGTGGCGTTGCTCGAGGACTTGTCGGCACCCTCACCGACGTACTCGGCGCGCGGTCGGCCGGTCAGGGTCATGTGGGTGACCTCGCCGAACAGCTGCGGCTCAGCGCCAGAGAGCG